CTGTCACTTGGACGAACGCCACGAGATACTTTCTGTAATGAGCTATGGCCCATTCTATCGTTAGTTATTGTGTCTGTTCCACGTACCGATTTAAACTTAAAGAACTGACGCATAAAGCTATCTTTAAGGAAGCGGTGTTCCACTTCTCCACCATACTGTTCGATATACAGTGGGTTTACGTTACCTGAATCAATGCCACCCTGATGTCCGTCACGGACTTGGGCTGTTGCTACTGCTTGACCTATAATTGACATTTAGCTATTCTCCTAGGAATGTCGTTTTTGTTTTGTTCTCATGTCTGCTTTATTAGCTCCACTACACATGGGATTAGAGAACGGTTAGATGCCACGGTTGCGTGATTGCATTCGTCGCTTATTTAGTGCTTTGATTTCCGGTGAGGACTCATAGCTATGACCCGCAGCGATAAGTTTCCTTAACTCGCTGTTGTAACCGGCTTTATCTAAAGGTTTCCCTTTATAATCTTGTGATAGACTATCTGCTACTTCTAAGTCAGCCGCTTGACTAAACTCTGGTGAAGCTTTAAATACAGAAATTAGTTCTTGTACTGCTAACTTAGCGGCAATACCACCTTGTGCTAATAGTGCATTAATCTCTTTTCTATCCGATACTGGTACATTTTCTTTTGCCCAACCTGCAAGTTCTTTCCATGTTTCTTCACCACCCTGCGGGTCATTGAATGCTTCATGTACTTGCTCAAATATTGCTGTGTCTTTTGCTTTTGCTTGTGCAACGTTAGACTCATGCAATCCTTGTAGTTTAGCGGCAATTAAAGATGCTACACCAGCACCATGCTTTTCTTCTAAGGCTTTTAGTATTTCAGGGGTTACTTGACCATCTGATTCTGTGACAGCTTTTGCCACTTCTTTCATGTCTAGTCCCGCATCTACTAGTAATCCTTCTACTTGTGATAAGCCAGTTTTATCGAATTCGGGTGCTGCTGCACTCTCTTCTTTAGGTGATTCTTCTGGCTTATCTTCGCTTTTTGTAGGCTGTTCTTCTGTAGCTTTGAGGGTAGGGTTACCATTCTCGTCTAGTGCTGGGTTACTTTCGTAATCAGCATTAGGACTAGCTACTTCTTTTACACCTGTGTCATTAGCTTGGGGGTTTTCTGTGGCTTGACCACTTTCTGTTTTTGTTGCTTCTTCTGACATTTTATTTATTGTCCTTCTGTTGCTTGGGCTACTGCACCAGCTTCCATACCTGCTGCTTGGGCTTGCGCCTGCGCTCGGGCTTGCTGGTTCTGTTTGACTGCTTTCTCGTCCAATAGGATTTTCTGGTAGTCCACGCCATGACCTGCACCAAGAGTTGCAATTAGATTACCATAATCAATACGGTCTGCTACTTGCTCTGGTACTTCAGCTAATGCCAATAAGTCTTGGAAGAAGGCTCTCATTCTATCCAGTTCTGAACTTCTTGATAAGGACTCTAGGCCCGTTACTATCATTGGTTCAATATCAGCAAAAATCTTATTAGCCTTTTTAAGTAGGCGTTTTGCTAATGGTCCTTGGAGTTCTGCTGCCAATCTTGAATACACACCACCTAGTGAACCTTCCAGTTCTTGTGCCTGTAATCTTATTTCCTCTGCTGTTACTCTCTCTGCATCACGAGTTACTTGAGTATTTAATAAGAATGCTGCTGCAATTCTGCGTGCTGTACCTTCAAATTTTCTATCTAGGAATTCAGTAGCTTGCGCTACTTGAGGGGAATGAACAAAGATATCTTCCTCTCTCCCATGCACATAGGCTCCTGAAGGGGCTTCTGTGATTTCTCTTACGTTAGTCATACCAGTAGGGTCTACTAGATTTTTAACGTCTGTAATAATGGTTGTATAGTCTAGTGATGCTTCTGCTAATGTTGATAAAGTATGGAAGTCACCAGCATAGTTTTCCACTAAACCTGTACCGTAATCTTTATTTCTCGTTAGATTCCAAGTCAAAGGCATCCACGGCAAATCATCTTTATGGTATAAACCTACTTTCTTATGACAATAGCATACGTCTTCCATTTCTTGCCAGACAATATAACGTTTTTTATCTATGCGCTGGATACACGTGTATAATGTTACTTCACTTTCTTCTTTGTAATCGTTTTCCATAGCTATCCTAGCGAGTTCATCACTAAGTGCTACTACAGATTTAGTCTCTTTGAGAATCATCTTAACTAGATTACCACGTAGGTCTCTTTTTACGGTGTAGTCTCGTAGACTGTAGTTCTGCATCTTTTCGTCTTCAGGCATGTACAGACAAGAATTCCCTGCAATTATAAGGTGTTGTATAACGTCAGTTAAGACTACTCTACCACCAATTGCATCTAAGTCTTTCATAGACTCTCGTTCTTGTGCTGCTAAGGCTGCATCTACTTCTGCTTCACCTAATCCACCTTCCATGACTTCTGCTCTCTGGTCCAATGTTAAATCCATCCTAAAGAATGGTCTTGATGGTTGGAACATAGTCATCATAATTTTGTTTGCTAGATTAATAACAGCTTGAGCACCAACTGATTGGTAGTCATTCTGCATTTCATCATATTCATTTAACGGGTCGTCTGGGAAAATGTTGGGTAGAGTCCAGCCAGCGTAACGCTCAATTCTGGTAAGTGTCTCTTCTCTAGCGTAGTCGCTACCCTGAAATTGGCCCTTTAACTTATATTCGCCCGTTATGTACTTAGCTTGCGCTTCTGTAAAGTTCAATGGCTTCTCCTAAATTCGTACTGTAGACCCTGAGCGTTGATTAATTTCTTCATCGTCTACTTTATCGTCTACTTCTAAGCTTACGTTAGCTAGTTGGCCAATACCTTCACCTTCGGTCTCTGCAAATACTTCTGCTTGCCTAGCTTGAGCGGCATCTTCTATAGCATCCTTCTTAGCCTGTTTCTTGGCTTTCCTTGCTTCGGTCGTTGTGTAGATTGTGGTTGCTGCCACCACTGCTGTGTATACCCAAGTCATGTTTGTTCTCCAATAGATTTAATTCCTCATAGCTATCTGCTATAAGTTCTTTAGTAATAACCTCCATATCATCTGATTCAGTTTCATGAAAGGTTGTCCAAGTTACATCTTCAAGAACAAGCACAGCGCGTTTAGTCCCTGCTGGGCAGATAAAAGTGCTTGGACCTGTTATAGTCTCGATACCTTCGTCTGTTGCTACCCGTACTGTACCCTTAGATATCACATTAATTTGTGGTCTTCTATGTATTTTACCGACAATTAACGCACCTGCTGGGGCTTTCATTTCCCTAGCATAGATACCGTTACACTTGTAGTGTTCCATATCTATCTGTACGCTATTCTCTTCTTCGTTCTCTTTACATAGTTCGCCTAACAAGAGTAATTCCTGCCTGCGTTGTTCAACACTTAGTGTATCCCATACGTCTTCTTTATTAATTAATTCGTTCATTATCCTCTACCTGCTATCATCTTACTTTCGATATATCGCAATACGGATAATTGACCCTCTTTATACATAATCTCGTCATGTGTGTTCTTTGGGCTATAAACACCACCTTTAAACATTGAATGTAAATGGTCAAGGTCGTGCTTAATAAGTCCTCTAGGGTCTTTCTTGTTTGGTGGTTCTGGTGTTTGGTTATCCATTCTTCCCCCATAAGGTTGTTTTATGCGAAGAAGTACTCCGCATTAAGTATTTCATTTATGTCGTATTCACCTACTTCTGGTAAAGTACTAACATCAATGCCCTGTTGTTCTGCCCAATCTGCTAGAGGGTCGTGTAATGTGTATAGGTCTTTAAAAGCTTCTCGTAGTGCTGTTGCTAACTTCTCTGCATTACCTGCATGAGTACCAAAGTCGTCATGTATCATAGCGTATGCTGGTAGTTCTATCTTATTTATAGTCATTACCATGTGTGAGCTATCAATACTGTGTACGAAATTAGGTGCTATACCATTTCTCTGCCCGTATCTGTTTGGTTCTCCTTCTCCATCTGCATCCCGTAGCTTTAATACTAGTCTACCGTTCAGCTTAGTATTAACGTCTATTGCGTCTGCTTTCTTATAATATTGGAATACTGGAAAGCCTATTGGTGTTACCCAATGTGTGTAACCTTTGCTGATATTCTTCTGTAACCAGACCATAGCTGCTCTAGCTGCAATAACTACCTCTCCAATGGCTTCCCACAAAATAGGTGTCAAGAATTTAGCAAACTCCCATTGGTGCTTCTCGTCTAACTCGAACTTTTCCCACACATCCTGTACATATTCTAGGATATACTGTCTAGCTGACTGCTGAGTAGCCCCATAAGGTAAGGTCATTACTGGCCTTTTAGCGCATTTTCTATCAATCCCGATAGATAGCCATTTAGTAGCTCTTGGGTCGTCTTTATATTCCCGAAGCATACGTATGACAACATTTGCAACGTCCCCATAGATATCGTTAGGTTTAGGAATATTGGCTCGTAGGTTTGTTGACTCTGCCCCAACTGCATCTCTAAGCATTGCTGAGTAATGTTGAAGTCCATTACAAGAACCGTCCATCCCAATTGGGATATTACCCTCGTAATTTTCATTTTGTCCATAATTACATTTACTCCACTCAAAACAAAATGCTAAAAATTGATACGGCTTATCTGCCATACCCCACCACTCCCTTGAACCTATTGGATTATCCACCACACGCTGTATATTACTTCGCATAGAATTAACCCAAGTAATCCTTTCTTCAAAACTAACTTTGTCCTCTCCGAACGTGTTGGCTCCATGGATTGCAAGCCACTTAATTCCAGCTGCTCCCAAGCGTACTGTTCGCTTAAATTGTAGCAACCCTTTAGCTGTGTCTGCTCCTTGGGGGCTAAGTCCACTGGTTGCACAGTAGATACGTCCTCTGAAGTCACAATTGTAGGCGAAGTAAAACTCCGACCATGTACTAAGCTCATTTGCAAGTTTGTAAGATTGCATAAAGGCAAGTATTTTACCTTTCCTTTGCTGTTCTCTTCCGTAGGCTCTTTTGGCCAATGCTTTCCAATCACCTATTTCCTCCTTCTGACGGTCTGTCAGTTTCTCCTTAACCACATCTTTCAGGTGCTTAGGGAACTCCGGTGGTAATATTTGTTGATTACTAGGCATACCGATACCTAAACCATTAACATAAATCGCTTTCTGTACTTCCAATACCTCTTTATTGATTTCCCACGCAGTACACTGTAATCTATTTACAGCCTGCCGGTGTTGTTCTGGGTTATTGCTTTTAACGAATTCTTTATGGTCTTTGCCTTTAGTCTTTATGAACGGGTAGCGTACACACATCTGAGTAGTGTAATATGCTCCTAGCTCGTTCCCTTCTTCCCATGCCTTTGGCTCTACCTTTAGTGGTAACATGAACGGGTACATAAACCCTCGTTCTTTCTCAAACTCTGCTGCCCAATCATCGAATAGCACAGTTGTATCTAACCTTGCGGTAGACTTACCCTTGGCCCAATCCTTACGTATAAACAACACATCCCAGAATACCTCTAATATACATCTTAGTACCCTGCTACCGATTTGTGTCTTTTGTAAAGGTGTCCAGTTTGTCCACTCTAAATCAAAGTCATTAAATTTCTTCATTAGTACTTTATGCTTATGTACATAATCTACTACTTTCTGGTCTTTGAATGAGGCCATCACTACTGCATAATATGCTGGGTGTTCAGCTTCAAACATCTGACATTTTAAATCTGCTTCCAGTCTAGAAGCTATCTCAAGACATACCTTTAGGACCGTATTCTCTTTTGGCATTAAAATTACCTGAAAAGCAGATTTGGTCCCAATGTAGGCTACCTTAAGAAAGTCTTTGTCTAGTACCGCAGAGCGTAATAGTTTGTTATATTTACCGCCCTTGCCTATGTTTTGAGTCGATAATACATCTAACTTCTCTGCCACTTCTTCTAGGCGGTCCCTTAGTAAGTAGCTTACTGTGTCAGATTGGTCTGCTTGACCACTATCCCTCATTCTGTCCTGAGTTGCGTAGTATCTAGCAGTTCCCCGCTCTACACACTCCCTTTCCCATTTAATCTGTTCAGGTATATTCATCACTTTACCTTCTTTTTACGTGCTCTTGCTTCTCTAGCCTTTTTATTTCTAGCTATTCGTTTCTGGTCTTCTGTCTGATGGTCTGGGTGTATTAGATTCACTCTAGGTGTACTATGGTGCTCTAGGTATTTACCTAAACCTATCAGATATTTATCTGTACTGACCCCTTTATGCCCACGTTGTGCTACACGTTTGACTTTCCCTTCAGCACCATTACATGAAATATGCAACGCTGCTCTAACGTATCCTGTTTTGTGGTCATGGTCTAAACACGGTCCATCATACTTCTTAAAAGACTCCCCGCATAGAGCGCACTTCCTGCCTTGACGTATCACTAACTGCTGCAATACGCCTGCTACTTGTGATTTCGTTAATTGCTTTACTGCCATTTAATACCTCACATTGCTCTCCACCTAGACACATCTTGGCCATACCATCGTGACGTGTGTTGGTGTTTCTTTGTGAGCTATAGCACCACCCACAGTCCCATGTTGGACAAGTTGTCTCTGGTGTGTTCATTATCTGCCTAACCTACTTCCTGTAAATTTCATAGCCTTAAATACTTTCTTTAGTTCACTGGATTTTACACCCATTTCTAAAAAGTACTCTCGTAGCTTCCGCTTATTAGTTCTAGCAACATCCGAACCTGTATCTACTACATGGATAGTCACTGAACCGTTACCGGCCTCACCTGTTACTGGTTCAGCCTCATTAATTGGTACATAGAACTTCATTAAAAATCTCCTTGCTCTTTCTGTATTAAGCATAACTCTTTGTATTTTTGTAATGCTTTCATCTGTTTTGCTGAAAAGGTACACTTAAGACCCACTTCATTTAAGAATAGTACACAATCGTTTATTTTGTTGGTTCTCCGCATCCATAATAAGAATGCCTGCTCAACAAGCATCTCACGAGCATTGTC